ATCATCAGCGAGGACGACTGGAATGCCGCCGGCGACCCTGACTCGCGAGCCGAGGGCGGTGTCGCACTCGGGATCTCGATGTCCGATGACCGCTCGGTCGTCTACATCGGATTCTGCGGCAAGCGGGCGGACGGACTACGGCACATCGGGATCAAGGAGCGGCTCAACGGATCGAGCGGAGTCGTGGCCAAGGTCAACGCTCTCAAGCAAGAACGCGCCGGCCGCGGTGGTGTCTGCGCGGTCGTCATCGGCGCGAACGATCCGGCTCGCTCACTTATCCCCGACTTCATCGCCGCCGGGTGGGAGATCCTCACGCCCGGCTCGGCGGACGTCGCCGCCGAGTGCGGCGCCGTTTACGACGCGATCGCCGGTCAGGTCGAGCTCGGGCAGGACCGAAGAGCGGTCCGGGATATGCGGCACTCTGGCCAAGAGCCTTTGCGCGTCGCGATCGCCGCTGCGGCCAAGAAGACCGTCGCCAACTCGTGGGTGTGGGCGCGAGCCGATGTCGCCGCTGAAGTCGCACCGCTCTACGCCATCACCGCCGCGTCCTACGGCTTCCGTGTGAGCCCGCCAAGTACGTACAACCCGCTGAGCAACTTCTGGTGAGGAGCACCGTGACCACATTGGACACCCGCGCCGAGGACGTGCGCGCCCGTGCCGCCGCGGTGCAGATGCCTAAGCTCTCGACGATCCTCGTCGCGCTGGTTGGCCTCCTGCCGTTCCTGTTTGGCTGGACGCTCAACGTGGTGTGGCAGTTCGTGCGGCTACTCGTCGCCGCGTTCTCCAGTGGTTGGGACGCCGGCCCCGCCAACGTGCGGCCGAAGGCGCCCGGCGGTAGCTGATGGGCTTCACGCAAAAGATCCTGGATCGGGTTAACCGGCCGGTTGCGCAGGAGAAGCGTTCGGAGTGGGGATCCTCGGCGATCCCCGGCCCGCTCGCCGCTGCCTCGGGCGGCTCGTTCTCCGCGGTGAATCTGGCCGCGATGGAGACCGGATTTCAGCAAGTCGCGGTCTGGGGCGCTGTCGACCTGATCGCCTCCGTGGCGTCACAGCTTCCCATCGACACGTATAAGCGTGTGGCAGGCGAGAAGACACCCAAGAACATCCCCAACCCGAAGATCGTCGAGGACCCGGACGGCACCGGCCATGGTTACCAGGACTGGGCATACCAGTACCTCGTCTCCAAGCTGGCGCGCGGCAACGCCTACGGCCGTCAAGAGCTTGGCAACGACGGGTACCCCACTCAGGTCGTGCTGTACCACCCGGACAGCGTTTACGGCTGGCGCGACCGCAATAGCGGTATGGCCCGTTGGCAGCTCAACGGCAAAGAGGTTCCGGCCAACCAGATGTGGCACCGGCGTTCGTACCCCATGCCGGGCAACCTGTTGGGGCTCTCGCCTATTGGCGTACACGCGACCACGGTGGCTCTTGGTATCGCCGCGACTCGGTTCGGTCTGCAGTTCTTCACCGATGGCGCCATCCCGACCGGCCTGCTCACCAACGACGAGACCGAGATCGACCAACCCACTGCGCTCGAAATCAAGGCGCGATGGATGGCCGCGGTGTACGGCAGGCGTGAGCCCGCGGTGTACGGCAAGGGCTGGAAATACGAGCAGGTTTCACTCAAGCCCGAAGAGTCGCAATTCCTTGCCACCAACAAATACACGTCCGCTCAGTGTGCGCGGATCTACGGCCCCAACATCGCCGAGATTCTCGGCTATGAAACGGGCGGCTCGATGACGTACGCGAACGTGGAGCAACGTTCCATCGACTTCCTCAAGTTCAACCTGAACCGCTGGCTGCGCGACCTCGAAACGACCATCTCGCCATGGCTCCCCCGCGGGCAGTTCGTCAAGATCAAGCGCGCCGCGATTCTCGAAACCGATCTCCTGAGCCGTTACAAGGCCTACGGCGCGGGCATCGCCGGGCATTTCCTTGCGCCGTCCGAGGTACGCGACCTCGAAGACATGGCACCGATGACCGACGAGCAAAAGGCCGAACTGATGGCGCTACCGGCACCCGTTTTGAATCCGTTGAAGGAGTCGCCGAAATGACCAAGACTCTGGTGCGGCGCAACATCGCTGACCGGGCCAAGACTTCGGGGACGGAGCGGCGCGCCTACCCGGTGCGCCTCGAAGTGCGCGCCAGCGCGACGGCCGGCGTATCGACAATCGAGGGTTACGCCTCGGTCGTCGAGGCCGGCTACGAGATGTGGGACTGGGCCGGCAAGTACACCGAGGTTGTACGCGCGGGCGCGTTCACTCGCACGCTCAACGCCCACCCCCAGGTTCAGTTGCTCCTCAACCATGGCGGGCTTTCCATGGCCTACACCAAGGCCGGGACACTCCGTCTCGCCGAGGACACGACCGGGCTGCACATCGCGGCGGATATCAACACGGCTCGCAATGACGTTCGCGACATGCTCACCGCCATCGAGGACGGCAACGTCGACGAGATGTCGTTCGCGTTCCTCGTGACACGGCAGCAGTGGTCGCCCGACTTCGACCAGCGCGACATCCTCGAAGTGGACATTCACCGGGGCGACGTCTCCGTGGTTAACTTCGGCGCCAACCCGGCCACGTCGGTCGGCGCCATGCGCGCTCAGGACTTCGATCGGCTCACTCCCGACGCCGCCCGCGAAATGATCACTCGCCTTGAGAAGCGACTCTCGGTCGTCGTTGTGGATATCGACGACGATGACGCCGCCGAAGAGGACGACGTCGCGTGCCCGTCGTGCGGCGCCCTGAACGCCGACGACGCGCTTTTCTGCGACCAGTGCGGTGCCGCGATGGACGACGCCGCCTCCACAAGTTCACCGGCCCCCGTGGGCCTGTATCTGGCCCTCGCGCAAGCGCAGGGCTAATCCCGCCTGAACGCCCGACGCCCCGGAGCCCGCCCCGGAGCGCGCTGACGCGCGCCACCACTCGGAGCCACCACTCGCCCGGCTGCAGGCACGTCCCCCATCCCCTTGAACCAGAGAGGACCGAGCCGTGCTCGCACTCCTTCGCCAGCAACGGGCGGCGTTGCTCACGCAGCGCCAAGCCGCCGCGGCCGAGCGAGACCAGATTCTCGTCGCGCCGCAGGCCCAAACCCGCGACCTCACTCCCGAAGAGCGGACCGCCTTCGACGCCAAGCGCGCCGCAGTCACCGTTCTCGACACCCAGCTCGCCGACCTCAACACCCGGATCACCGATCTCGAAGAGGACGAGCGCCGCGACGCCAACGCCGCGCGCATCCTCGCCGAGGCGGGTCAGACTGGGCGTGGCCAGGGCGGCGCTGTCGTCACCAGCGAACCGATGGTGTACGGCCGCCACTCGGGTAACTCGTATTTCCACGACCTGGCCCGATCTCAGTTCCGGTCGGACCACTCCGCCCGCGAGCGGCTCGAACGGCACGCGGCCGAGCTGCGCGTCGAGTTGCCCGCACGCGAGGCGCGCCGCGAGGCGCGTGCCCGCGAGCAGATGGACTCGCTCGCGACCGCCGAGCGGTGGAACGACGAGCAGCGCCGAGGCGCCTTCGAGCAGCGCGTCAACCCCAACCGCACTGACGGCCAGGGCGGCTACTTCGTCCCGCCGCTGTGGCTCATCGACGAGGCCGTGGCACTGCCGCGGTTCGGCCGGCCGATCGCGGATTCCGTGCGCAACCTCGAGTTGCCCGCGGGCACCGACTCGATCAACCTGCCCAAGGTGGCCACTGGCTCCTCGACCGCGGCCCAAACCGCGGACGGCGCGGCGGTGTCCTCCACCGACATCACCGACACCTCTGTATCGGCGTCGGTCTACACCGTTGCGGGCCAGCAAGATGCTGCCATGCAGCTGCTCGACCAGTCTCCCGCCCCCGGCTTCGACTCGATCATCTTCAGCGACCTGCGGGCCGATCTCGCGGTGCGGCAGGACGTCTACGTGATCGACGGTTCTGGCTCGGCAGGACAGCCGACCGGCATCTTCCAGGTGTCCGGCCCGAACGCGATCACCTATACCGACGCGTCGCCGACCCTGCCGGAAATGTGGGTGCCGTGGATCCAGTCGATCTCGCAGATCGCCAGCAACCGCAAGATGCCGGCCACCGCGACATTCGTGATCCCGGCCATCTGGTACTGGGGCAACGCGAACCTCGACACGACCAACCGCCCGCTGCTCATGCCCGAGCAGAACGGCCCCTTCAACACCATGGCGCTTCAGACGGGCGCTGCGGCCGAGGGTCCGGTCGGCCGGCTCACCGTTGGTACGCCGGTGATCCTGGACGGCAACATCCCGACGAACAAGGGCGGCGGCTCGAACGAGACCCGCATCATCACCCTTCGCACGTCGGACCTGTACCTCTGGGAAGGCCCGATTCAGACCCGCGTCCTGACCGAGGTGCTCTCGGGCACGCTACAGGTGCGGTTCCAGATCTACCGCTACGCCGCATTCATGCCCAACCGGCTCCCGAAGGCGATCTCGATCGTCTCGGGTACCGGAATGATCCCGACCGCTGGCTACTAACCGGCACGAGCCGC